TACGACCAGAACCTTCAGGTTGCGATGAAGGCTGTGGAAGCTTTTGGAGGTTCGGACCTGAAGAAGTTCCTGGATGATTCCAAGCTAGGCAATAATCCGCAATTCGTGAAGGCCATGGCGAAAGTTGGATTGGCCATGATGGAAGACAGTGCGATTGCCGCGAAGTCCGGGTTCAACATCAATGACGCACAGGCTGCTCGCTCGGAAATCGAGCAAATGAAGTCAGATCGGGCCACGATGGACAAGTATTGGGCGGGAGATCCACCCACGGTCCAGCGTTGGCAGATGCTTCAGCAGAAAGCTGCCGCAAAATAACCTGTTGACAGGTTTGTGCGATAACGATAAAGGTTCGCCATCGGACTAGGCGACTGCCCCCGGTTGACCGTGAAGTAGAGATTCACAACTCAAGCGAGTTTGTTCGCTGAGGACTCGGCCCGAAAGGATTACCGCAGCCCGCTAATCACTGAGCGTGGATGCGCTCGGAACACCTTTCGGGTTATGGCAGCAACAATTGATACAGCCTTCAGGCAGGGGTATCAGGACGAGTTCGAGGTAAAGTTCCAACAGGACGGTTCCCGACTTCGCCCTTTTATCACTGAACGCCCACAGAACGTGGAGCGAAAAATGTATGACCGTGTTGGCACGGTCAACGTCACTCAGAAAACCGTCCGTCACGGTCCAACTGTCCTTGTGGATGCGGAACACACCCGTGTTGCGTGTCTCATGGACGACTGGCGACCGGATGCGCTGGCCTTCGACAACGAAGACCAACTTCGCATGGAAATGGCCGATCCTCGCAACGCCTACGCCTCCACCCAGGCCAAGGCGCTTGGACAACAGTTGGATCGGGTAATCATCACAGCGGCAACCGGCACCACCTACACCGGCAAGAACGGCACCACGGCGGAAACCTACACGGCGGCAACTTACGGCGTGGCGGTGAACGCGGTGGCACCGGGACAGGTGGCGGCAGATTCCAATCTCACGATTGAGAAGTTGATTCAGGCTAAAGCTAAGTTCGGCACCCAGGAATCAGCGGACCCAAATGAGCGTCTGACGTTCGTTCTCGCCCAGAGCCAGTTGAACTCCCTTCTCCGCACCACTGAGGTAACGAGCGCGGATTACAACACGGTCAAGGCGCTGGTGAACGGTCAAATCGACTCCTTCCTTGGTTTCAACTTTGTTCGCACGGAGTTGCTGGCCAAGGATGCCAACAATGTCCGAACCTGCCTCGCGTTCTCCAAGAGCGCGATCATCGTCGGCATGGGAAGCTCGCTCATCACCCGCATGGATCAACGCGCTGACTTGAACTACACCTGGCAGGTGTGGTGCCAGGGCACGTTTGGAGCCGTTCGGACGTGGCGCGAGAAAGTCGTGTCTGTCGCCTGCGACGAGGACGTTTAATCGAAAGGATCAAGCAATATGGCATCTCAAAATTCAACGCTGTTCGCAGCACAGATCGCACCTTCCCAGAGCGGTTACGTGGAGGCCACGGACGCAGGCGGGCGGGTCATGCAAATCGCAGACACCTACCTCACGACCTCGGCGGTCACGGCAGGTTCCCAGACCATCACCCTGTGCAAGCTTCCGGCTGGCGCAAAGGTTACCAGTCTGGAACTCATCGTCCCTGCTTCGGTGGGAACATCCAGCTCGAAGATTGGTTACGGAACCATCGACGCGGCTGGAGCCGTCACCGTCGTGGACGACGACCGCTGGGGAACCGGCAAGGATCTATCCTCGGCTGGCCGGGTGCAGTTCGTGACGCTGGCGGCGGATGCGGATTACGTGACGACCACGGAAGTGGCGGTTGTGCTGAGTCCGGTTACGACCAACTTCGCGACAGCCATCACGTTCGCGTTCATCATCACGTTCATCACGGCCTAAGCACCATGAAAACTCTGCTCATCGCACTGGCTTTGGCTTCCGCTGTCTCGGCGATGGCGCAAAGCGAATTCCAAAAGCCTCCGTATTACACCGGAGAGCCGACAACCTTTGAGAAGAGGTTGCTTCATGGTGTCATTGACTACCTTCAGGACGGGCCGCGCTATGGAATCCGCAAGGTGTTCCCCGGCGCGGAAAACATCATCACCAATCACTTCACCAACAGCATCGTGCTGATCCGAACCTCGACGGCTCTGACCAATTGCTTCCTGCAAATGGGCAGTCCGACGAATCGAGAGCGGTACGCAATGGATGTGATTACGGGAAATGCCACAGTGGTGTTGACGACCTCCAACATTGTGGTTGGAACCACTGCTGTAACCAACGCCGGGTCGGGGTTTGAAAGTCTCACCAACCTTTACGCCCTGACTTACACGTTGCCCACAAATTCGACGGCGCGGGTGATTTCTACGGGTACGAATTGGTTCGTCCTTCCGGGTCGGTAAGCGGTCGGTGTGGGTTCAATTGGGCGGGCGGGTCTTGTTGCTCGCTCGCCCTTTTATCTTTATGTCTCAAAGCGCAAGCGACGTGATTCAGGCGGCACTCTACGCCTTGGGTGCGGACAAGATTGCGGCGGGCGACACCACCAGCAAGATGTACGTCACGCTCAACGCACGAGTGGATGACGTGAAGAAAACCCTGCTGCGCTGGCACCCGTGGAACTTCGCGGTAAAGCGTTATCTACTGGAACCAACGGAAGTCGCCATCATAGGAACTATCGCCAGCGGAACAGAAATCAAAATCCTGACAGCCTCTACCAGCGGACTTGCCACCGGGGATCGCGTGACAATTGCGGATGTGGGTGGGACTGCTGAAGCCAATGGGACATGGGTGGTTGGAACCGTGGTGGCCAACACTTCGTTTGTGCTCAACGATTCCACTTTCACCAACGCATGGACGAGTGGCGGCACATGGACGAAAGCAGGAACCTTCGATTACACCTACTCGATTGCTTTGCCTTCAGACTGCCTGCGCGTCCTACGCGTGAATGATTCGCAGGTTATTCCATCCCATCGGGTGGAAGGCGGGCGCTTGCTCACCGACGATTTCACCAATGAATTGAAGTACGTCTACAACGTCACAGATTACGCCACCATGGACCCGATGTTCTACATGTGCCTTCAACACATGCTGGCTTGGGATGTCGCGGACAGGATTGCTGGGGCTGACAGCGGTAAGAAGCGGGAGCTTCACAACATCCTTTTTGGAGGTCCGGGCGTGAAAGGCATCCTGCCCAGCAGCCGGTTTGTGGATGCCACCGAAGACGGGTTGGAACAGGTTCGGGCCAACGAGTGGATTGTTTCCCGTGGTTCAATGATTGGTGGATGGCCGGGCTGGCTCTAGCTATGGGCAAAGCCAACGTTATTCAGACAAATTGGAGCAGTGGTGAAGTCTCCACGCTTTTGCGTGGGAGGGTGGATGTTAACCGCTACCAGAACGGGGCGGAAGAGGTTGAGAATTTCATCGTGGTTCCGCAGGGCGCGGTGGTGAAGCGCACCGGAACCGAGTTCATCCGTTCCAGCAAGCTTGGCACTGGCTCTATCGTGGTTCCGTTCAAGTTCTCGGATCAAGATGCCTACATGCTGGAGTTTGGGGATGGCTACATTCATTTCTACAAGGATGGGAAGCCGGTGCAGGAAACCACCACCACAGAGGTGGAGTCATTTCTGACGCAGGACAATCTTGGTTCCATGCGGCTGGTAGGTTCCACGGTGAATGCGCTGCCCGGATGGGGCGCAATCTCGGTGTTCTATGGGGCTACCTCAAATAACGGCACCATCGTTCTTTCCGCAGGCACGGCCGGCGTGGTGCGTGTCACAACTTCGGTTCCGCATACCTTGCGCACTGGAGTAAAGGTGCTGATGCGCTCCACGCTTGATCCGAACACGATCAACAACACTCAGTTCACAGTGACGCGCATTTCCGCCTACGCTGTGGATTTACAGGGAACAACCTTCGTCAGTAATCCAGCGTCCGTGGCAATGTTCACCCACGGCCTGCTGCCGGGTGATTGGTTCTATGTCACGGGAGCACCGGAGTATCCAACCCTAACCGAGCAATGGCATCTGGTTCAAGCAGACGATTCCTACGCGCAGTGGACACTGGCTAACATACCCTATGTTGCCAACGGTATTCCATCTCTTGAAGAGGCTTGGACAATCCCTGTGGAAGTGGTGACACCGTGGGGACTGTCTGACTTGGCTAATCTACGCTTCTTTCAGAGCGCGGATGTGCTTTACATCGTCAGCCCCGATTTCCAGCCTTACAAACTTCAGCGCCTCGACAATGACGGAGACAGGCTGGATTGGCTGCTTTCCGCTGTGGACTTGCGGGACGGTCCGTATCTTCCGTTGCAGAACCTCGCACCCAACATTGATTCCACGACTCCTGCCAATGGATCTAATTACCCGGATGTGTATCTGGAACTGAGTTCCTACACACATACCGCAACTGCGATTGTCACAGCGGGGGCAGCGTTCATCAATGCCGACGACAATCTTTATATTGAGTATCGAGTGCGGGACCAGTGGCACTTAGCACAGCTTGGCACTCTGGCTGGAGGTGAGACGAGCGCACCAGTCACCATCCTTGATAACATCCTCTTGTTTCTCGACGAGACCACCAAGCTTGGTCATCGCTATTCCGCTGGTAGCAACACAAATACTGCCGGTGTTCCGATAGATGGCAACTATCGCGGCAACGGGGTTTCATTTAACACCAGCCAGCAGAGGATAGATCCAAACAATCACGTCTCCTCTGGCGCAGCCGGGGCGGGAGCGGGAACAATCTCGTCGCAATTTACAAACACGTTCGGGCCGGGAGATGTTGGCAAGTTCATCCGCTATCTCGACGGCTCAACCCCGGAAGTGGCGCGGTGGGCCAAGATTAACAAAATCACCGCTTCCCAGAATGGGCAGAAGGCTACACATGATGCTGCCGTGACAATGGCCAGCAACAATGCCACGGCAAACTACATCATCACCACCGATACACGAAGCTGCACGGTGAAGTCTTTTAAGGCTGGCGTGGCTTTCAACATCTTCAATTCTGGAGATGTCGGACGCCACATCCGTCTTGGCTTCGCCGGGCGCTGGACATGGGGTAAGATTGCGACTGTCGTCAGTGCATCCCAAGTCACCGTTACTCTTTACGAGGATGTTCCCCGCGATCCAAACAACGCGGCCAACATTGCTGGCGCACAAAACGGGGCGATGTCCGCTACTTCCACCAGCGGCATTACCTACGACTGGAGGCTTGGCGCATTCGCCACTAAAGGCTCTGGAACCATACTTGGCCCAGGCTGGCCAGCTTGCGGGTGTTTCCATGAGCAGCGCATGGTTCTGGCCAGAACTGATGCGCAACCGGATTCCGTGTTCCTTTCCGTCAGTGGCGACTTTGAGAACTTTCAACCTACGGAACTGGATTCAACCGTGCTGGACGATAGCGCGATTGCATTAGCCATCGCCTCCGGTGAAGTGAACTCGATTCAGTGGGTGTTGTCGGGTGACGTGCTTCTTCTTGGCACTATTGGTGGCGTTTACATGCTCAGCGCGGCATCCATCCAGAACGATCCAATCAGCCCAACCAACGCCAGCATCCGGCGTGGACTATCCCACGGCACAAGCATCCTGGTGCAACCCGTGGTGGCTGGAGAATCTGTCCTCTTCGCTCAACTCTCTGGACGTAAGATCCGGGAAGTGGCCTTCTCTGACAGCATCACCTTTGGAAGCAGTCTGGTGAGCAAGGATCTGACGGTGGTTTCAGAGCCAATGACCAAACGCGGACTGACGGCGATTCAGGCTGTCTGGCAGGAGGAACCACACGGCATATACTGGGTGCTGCTCAATGATGGCACCCTCTCGGCCATGACCTACAACAAGGAGCAGGAGGTTGTAGCGTGGCATCACCACGAGCTATCCGCCAATGCGAATTACACGGACACAGCCAACATTGAATCCATTGCGGTGATTCCTTCTGGCGATGGAACGCACGATGAGCTTTGGATGGTAGTAAAGCGAACGGTGAACAGCACCACCAAGCGATACATCGAGAGGCTGGCAGCGGATTGGTTGCCTGCCGATGAAACCGACCGGGATGACATGCCCTTCATGGATGCTCATCTGAAGTTCGATTTCCCGACTCCCAGCGCCACGGTGGAAGGCATGTGGTATCTGGAAGGCGTCGGAGTAAAGGTGGTGGCTGATGGTGTTAATGTGGGGCAGGTGACAATCAGTGGAGGTATCGCCGACCTAACCGGACTAGGAGTCACTGGCAGCAACATTGTCCTTGGTGAAACCTACTTCCCGAGGCTGAAGTCGCTTCCACCGGAAGGCGGATCAGCCTACGGAACGTCGCAGGGTCAACCTAAGCGTCTCATCTATCTGGATGTCCGCTTCCTGAATTCCATCACTGTTGACTATGGATTCGAGGATGAAGGGGCAACGCTTGAATCGGTGGAAGATCCAACCGGTGTAACCGGCCTTTCTGGCGACGGAACCCTGTTCACTGGAACCAAACGACTCATCACAAACCATGGCTACGACAATGAATCACGCTGGGTTATTGGTGATGACAATCCCTATCCTTTAGCGATAACGTGCGTTGTGACCAAGCTGGAAACAAATGAATGATTCGCATCGCT